CTTCAAGTGCGTCATCATCATCAAGTAATGGTGTTTGAGCAGTGAATTCAGAACTATCATAGTTTCTGTATCCTGCTACGTTCTTTGCTTTCAACTTGAAGTTAGCACCCTGCCAGAAATCGAATGGATCGATTGCCTCTTCATCCTCAAACTCAGGTTGCATTGCTGCAGTTAGTTTGTCAAAGATTTTCTTCCCATACTTATATAAGAATACTTTACCTTCGTTCTCAGGATTAGCAGGATCCTTTACGACATAGATGTTACTGATGTAAGTAAGTTTACGTTTCTGCTTACGAGCAGCATCTTTACCTGCATCTGTTCCATTGTTCCATAGTTGAGAATTAAATTCTGATACAGGATCTTTTTGACCAAGAGTTGTCAAAGAGTTCTCAATGTACCATCCACCAGTACCTTGAAAGGCATGAGAATATAATTTAACAAATGGTAGATCTTCACCATTAGGTGGTGGAAGAAAACGTATCACTGCGTATCCATTACCAGATTTATCGACATCTAGTTTCCATAAACGGTCATCACCTGATGTGCCGTTGTTGTTCATTTTTTCGACTTCTTTTACTAACTTTGCAGTTAGAGAGCCTAATTTTGATTGCTTTTTTAAATTTGCAAAAGACATTTGGATTTCCTCGGATTTTTTAGATTTGGAAGATAATTAGATTATAACATATAATCATGATTTAGTCAATATCAATTCTGCCTTGTAAAGTTTCAATTGTTTTTTCCATTTTGTCAAATAATTCTTGCATACTAGTTCCTTTCGGAAAACCTAACAATGATACAGAATTTTCTAAATTTTTTTTAGTTTTTTTAGCTTCTGGATCATCAGTTAAACATAATCTAGTATACATTATTTTTTGTTTATCCAACAATGTGAGTAAATTATCAATATGTTCTTTTTGACTCTCATGAGGCATTTTTTCAAACATGAATGCATTTTCAAAACATTCTAGTTGTAACTCATGAATACTATCAAGTTCATCTTTTATTAAATTGGAGTCAAAAAAATTAGTCATCGACAATCTCTCTTAAAATTTTTTTATAAGACATCACATTAATATTTAGGAAAGGTAAATATTTTTTTAGTTTTAAACTTACAGATTCCCATACAGGATCTTGAAGTTTATCATCAAAATTTTTTCCAAAATAAAATATTTTTTCGAATATTGCGAAAGTTTCTAAACTTATTTTTCCCCCCAGATACCTTTTGAGTATTAATGGGTGTCCTTTCGAGCAATTGAATACTTCTTCTAATTTGTTCTCGGATAGTAATTCCTTTGATTGTTCTTTGAACAAGTAAGTCAAACTCTGCTGTCGTCTTGTCCAGTCTGCGTAAATTCTTTCTCCAGAATTGATAATTTCTCCAATCCATAAATTTTTAGGGTTGTCTGTGGTAACAAAATTAGATAATAAAAAATTAGTGATTTCTTGATCAGAGTATTTTCTTGATGTTTTTTCAAACCAATACTTATCTTTTCTTTTATTAAAAGATGTAATTGTTGCTCTAGATTTACCACCATACTTAATAAAGTCATACTTTTTATTTGTAAAATGACTTTTCATGGACAAGTATGTTTGATAAGTCTCAAATGGTGTCACTTTCATTTATAAAGGTAGTTTAGCACGAGAAGTTTTCTTCATAAAGTTTAATTGAATTGCATCATATTTCAACCTTTCTTTTAATGGTTTTGAAATAAGTTTTGAAACTGATTGAATTTCAATATCATTATCATCACAATATTGGCATATAGCCTCTATGTAATTAATTTTTTCCTTAGAAACAATTGTTTCTATTTCCATGGAAAATTTTTGAGGTGTCAAAAACTTTTCTTCGATAACTTTTTCAAGTTCTTTATTTGACTCCATACATCTCCAGTTTGTCGTGAATAAATTTTTTAATATATTTGTCGAGTAATTTGATAAATTTTGTTTTGTCGTATTCTTCATAAACAACACATTCTCCATTTTCACAGGACATAATGATAACTAATTTTTTTACAGATATTCCTGTTAATTCATAAAACATGCAACCATATGCCATTGCTTGGACAAAATAATTTTCAATCCAGTCTCTTGGTTTTGGTTTTGCTGATGTTTTAAAATCAATTATCGATAATTCGCCATCATATTCAGCAATACAGTCTACTGTCCCTGCAATACCTAGATGCCTACTATATAGTGATCCCTCCAGAGCATGAATATTATCAATTTTACCCAGTTTTTCTTTTGCTACATTAAAAAGAAACTTAGAAATGGGAGGAACGTCAGGAAGTTTTTGGTCATTTTTAAGATAGTGTTCTGTTAAGGTATGCATGTTTGTGCCACGAGTAGTCGCAGCTTTAGTAACACGATCCGCTTTTTCATCACCTACCCTTTTTCTCCAATTGAGAAAAATTTGTTTGTTAAAATGACTTGTAACAGAGGTAATAGAAACTAATCTAATTAATTCATCATTATCTGGAACAGAATAATAACGAACTCCATCTATAGTCTCCCTAGACAGTTTAGGGAGATCAATTTCAACATGATTAAACATTATTAATTAAATAGATTGTTTTGCTATAATGTACTCTTTTACAAGTCCAGATCGAACTATATCTCCGACCTCAAATTCTATTATATCAAATGATTCCATTTTACGCAAGACGTTCATAAAATCATGAATTCCATTTCTCTCATTTGACTTAGTTAGATCACTTTGGCTTGCATCACCACAGAACATAATTTTACTATTTTCACCCACACGAGTTATTATACTATCCAATTCATGAAAATTTAGATTCTGAAATTCATCAACAATAATTATCGAATTATCTAATGTGGTTCCTCTTAAAAATGAAGTACTCCAAAATTTAATTGTATCTTGAGATCTTAAATTACCATATAACATTTCAAAATCAGCATCAGTTGGCATCTGAAACATATATTTAACCATGTGTTTATAAGGTATTTGATATATGTCTGCTTTATCTTCATGATCACCAGGTAAAAAACCAATTTCACGAGTGGATACTAAAGAACGAACAAGATATATTCTTTCATATGGTGTATTTTCATTTAATACATCACGAATCGCATTATATAAAGTAATAAATGTTTTACCAGTTCCAGCGCATCCATATGCAATTATATTTTTTCCATCTTTATAAGATTTAAACAAAATCTTTTGATTATCAGTTAATGGTTCAATATCAATAAGATAATCTGTACTTAAGGGTTTTTTTCTCTTCATCTGTTTAACCGTCAACCCCACCCCAATTGGTTGATCTGAAGATCCTCTTTTTTTTCTAGGCATTAGAAACTGTAATCTCGATTTTTACGAACATTTGCACCTGGTTGTTTTGATGCCCTGTCTAAGACTTCATTCCAACCACTAGATTTTGCTTCTCCTGTCCATCTAAAAATTTCTTGTGATGCTGCAACTCCTGCTTGCCAATCTTTATCCCATTCTGGATTATCCTTTCTCCATTGATCATACTCTTTCATAGTCATGGAGAGTTCTTTCTTCTCTTTTGTCTCTTTATGTATTACTGGATATGTAGGCATAATTGTTTAGTTTTGTAAAATTATTTAGACCCACTCTAGGGCTTCTGATACTGCAGGAAATTGTTCGGTAAATACCTTACGACATGCCTCTGCAATCTCCATATGTTCTTTCTGTGTCCCGTGTGCAGACCTGAGATTGATATAATGAATCCATGATCTACAAGAACCAGTCATATAGATCTTAGTGGGTGTACACAGTGGTAATACCATTCTAGCACATTCCTTTGCAACACCCTCTTCAATCATCTGATTATAAAGACTCTGAGCAGAACTGAATAGAGTAATCATTTGACGATTCAGTTTATCAACAACTTTCTCATCGAGATCATCTATACTATTCTGACGATTCTTTTGATCTTGTCTACGCAATTCTGGTAGTTCTATCTCACCTAACTGATTACTCTTTGCATATCGTTGAGAAAATTCTTGGAATGTAAAACTACGATGCCTTAGAATTTGTGCTGCGATTGCACGAGTCGTTTCAATCTCAAGTGTCATAGTAGATTGTTCAAATACAGACCAGTGGTTGTGCTTGATACAATACTTTAATAATCCAGAATAGTTTGGATTATCTTGATTGTCTGGATTCGAGACTCTGGCAATATGTGCCATCGTTTTCTCTGCATCTGGTGTGACACTTACTAAATTAATAGTCATAGTTTAGCCGTCGTCATCTTCGAATACTTCGTC